TACTACTATCAGGCACGTGACCACACTGTTCTCTTTCTGTTTACGTCTTCAACGAAGTTGTAAATAGAACGAGAATCAAATGTTATCGGAGCAAGATATACATCCCAGATGTCTTCTTGTGTCCGAACCGGTCTAAGGCAGATTTGTTCACCGAAGGAAGGATATTCCTCCGGAACAATATCTGTCTTATACAAAAACGCGTCAAGGGAGCCATTGTCCACATGGACTAATGGCTTTTCTCCTAACGACTCTTTAAGCGCATCCAAAATCGGGCCTTCGTTGCAATCTGCACGGACCCAATTTCGGATGCTCATCATTAAGATCTTTTTGGTCACGAACTTGTTTTGCGCAAGTCGTGCCAATTTACGATCATCTGTAACAATTAGATGATACGTATTCTTTGCATAAGCTATGCTTTGCAAGATATACGGATCATCTTCCAGTATCTGGGTAGGTGGAATACTATATTCGCCATCGGCAAGTATAGTTTCCACCTCCCTAGTAAACCATTCGAAAAGCTCTTGCTCTGCTCGCTCTTTAGGGCGATCAGGCTTGAGTCTCTTCTGGAAACGTTTTATATAGTCGAAATCTAGGTCAACAGTCCTTGGGTCTGATGTCCGCAATTCGTCTATATGATGCGTGTAATAATAATCGACTTCAAATTGTCTTTTCAAAAGATATTTGTTGTCGAAAAACCATTGCCTGAACTTCGTGACTACTCGAAGGATTTCATCCTTTGAATACTCTCGAAGCTCAGATACTTTTGTTTTGAGTAGATCGAACAGATCAGCGTGCTGCTCTTGCTCCATCGTCTCAATACGCTTCATAAACATGTAGAAAGCTTCCACCTCACGACTCGTCGTCAGATGCTTGCTATCTACTAATCGATCGAGTACGCCGGGAGGTATTTTTTTAGAATCCTCCCGGCGCACTACGCACAGTTGTTTAATGGGGTCGTCATCGGGTATTGTAAATACCTCGGTCACCGACTCCATTTCAAAATGTCTTTCCGAAGACTTAACAGATCTATGTTCAGTTAAGTGCTTCGGAACTTCGTTCATAAGCTCCCGTAAGGTTTGAATTGTTATATTCACAACCTTATGGGGCATCGAGAGAATGGCATTAGCCCAATCTTGTGGATTCCACATGATTGGCATCTTGCCGATACTATATATTTGTCTTGGAATATACATGGGCTTTTGCTCATAGCGTATTCCAAGACATACATCTTGGCATGCAGATGCGATGGGGAAGAGTTTACCCTCCTCACCGTATGTTGCATAATCCATGTCTTTGCCCATCAAGGTTACTTTTCCAACAATGTCGGAACTGTAATCTTGACGGTCTTTCTTCGTATCTACGACCAACCTAAATTTTGGGTGGTCAAGATACGGTAAGTACTTGTTGTCTTTCAATTTAGACGCAGTTAAAACTGTGTTAAATCGATTGACAGGTATGTGGAAGACTTCTTCACAATAAGTTCCCCAAGAACTAGTTATGAAGAAATCATCCTGAGAGATTTCATATCCGAGCATTTCGGTTGCTTTGTTATAGTAACCGAACCATCTCCGGATAGAAGCAGGATCGTCCGATCCGGCAATGATGACTGTATCGTCACCGTTGCCGGAATGGACTTTCTTAATTCCTGGTTCCAATTTGTCGGCGTAAGCCTCACAAATTGGGTGAGCCAGGGATATATTGGTCTTTGTCAACGGATCACCCATGGGTATTCCGTTGATCATTTGACCTACATATTTTCCGTTAATGTACATGTCCTTTGAACCAGGCCATATACATTCGACGGTTTTCCTTATATCCTCACTCAAATTCATCTTGGCTAGTAGCCTAGATGTAATTGCGTGAGCACTTTTTGCAGTTGGTAAGTCAGTAGCCTTTCTCCAGTCTACTGACATAATCAACTTATGTTTTTCGAATAGGACGTGCCCATCGACTGGATCTAAATGATTCAGTCGTTCTATGAAGCGCCATCCTAATCTACCCGATCCTAAACCGTCCTTTAAAGATCTTTGAACTTTAGAGGACTGTATAGTCATATGTGAAAAGGGTTGTAAAAATGCGTCTTTGTAAAAAGACCCACTTGTTACAACCCTTACTTTCCCGTTTTCCCGTATTCCGGCGATGTTTGTTTTAAACACCTCCGGATCACTGGAATTAATCTTGTCGTAAGCAGTCCAGAAAGCCCAGTTTCCCAGCTGGGAACCTTTGTTTTCTGGACTGAACTTCGGTATGTCAGGAAGGCAACCGGCTTTCTTTAATTTCTTAAGATAGCCGAACTTGCCTTCGTTCTTCCTGGAACTCTCAGTACACGCACTAGTACTCATACTAATGCGGAATTGAGGGTTCCCACCTTGTGCGCCTGACACTACATTGTCTAGAACCCAATCAATGGATTCCATCAGTGCAGTGTCTGGCTCAAAAGCGCGCTGTGTAGTGACCGTATCAATAAACTCATTGATAGTTCGCTCCACAGCTTTACTACTTGCAAGCCCAGTTGCTCGAGTCTGTGTTAAAACACAAATTCGATACATATGGCTTTACTCGTCTCGTGTCTTGTTTTATTGAAGATATCTTCAATAAATTGCATCCACGAAAAAGTACGTTGTTCACGTTTAGTGAGCTTAAACTCTTCCTGAGTAAAAGCCGCTTTGCGTAAACGCTTCATCATTGATTTCATGGCTACAAGACTACCATCATAGTCTTGTATACCACAAGAAATCAAGCTGTTCATTATCTGGTCAGAACGTGCATACGCTCTTCCCGGACAAAT